GTAAAGAGTATGGTACTGTTAATATCAATATTCATACAGGAGAAATAAACCACGATGAGCAAACTAATTAGAAAGATTACTATAGGTAAAGACTACAAGAACGACGCTATGCATTATGCTGTTGGTCAAGAAGTATATGGTGGACATACTATTTGCGATATAATAGAGGAGAAGGAAAAATACTCTATTTATATCAAGAAAAACAAAGATGTGTTACCATGGAAAGACTTCAACAAGAACATGGCTGTCTCCGTAGAGTATAACCTAGAATACTAATGAAAGCGCCTTTTGACTTTGTTATAGAGCCAAAGGGAAATAGATACAACAATACCACAAAGGTTGGGGATAAAGAACTTATCCTCAACACTGAGGTTTACAACCATGAGTTCGTAAATAGAGAAGCTATTGTTAAGTCTGTTCCTACAGCTTTTAAAACAAATATAAAACCTGGAGATACAGTTGTGGTTCACCATAACGTTTTTAGACGTTGGCACGACGTTAAGGGTAGGGAAAAAAATAGTAGAAGTTTTTTTAACGAAAATACATACCTCGTAAAAGAAGATCAAATATTTTTATATAAAACAAACGAAAAGTGGAAGCCATTAAAAGGATATTCTTTTGTACAGCCTATAAAAGATAGAGTTTTCTTAGGAGTTGACAAAGAGCAGTCTTGTATTGGTATAGTAAAATATACAGACGGTGGTTTTGAAAAAGGAGACTTAGTTGGCTTTACGCCGTTCTCAGAATATGAGTTTATAATAAACGGTAAACGTTTATATAGGGTCATGAATAAATTTATTACAATTAAATATGAATATCAAGGAAACGAAGAAGAGTATAATCCTAGCTGGGCAAGTAGCTGTTGAAGAGCTGATTAAAGTTGCTAAAGAAGCAATTGTAGATTCGAAAGAAGATATATCAGCAGATAGACTAAAGAACGCTGCAGCTACTAAAAAACTAGCAATATTTGACGCATTCGAAATACTTAACAGAATACAAAAAGAAGAAAGTTTACTTGAGGGCAAAGCACCTGAAGAGACAGAGAAAAAAGTCTTTAAAGGATTCGCGGAGGGTAGATCTAAGTAATGTACAGTCAAAGTTTAGTTAACACTGTTGAACCTATAAAGAAAACCACTATTACCAGAATGAATAGAGGTAAGAAGTGGAAGTATGGTTACAACAAAGAACATGATTTAATCGTGTTATCTCACAATGGAGTTATAGGTGAGATTATAGAGATACAAGATTTAGTTATAGCGCTACCAAAACCGCCTAAAGAGATATATAAGCATCCGAAAAACAAATGGGTTAAACAGGAGTATCCTAAAGAGCTAGAGAGGATCAAGAGCATATTCGATTGGAGGGGTTATCCGGAAAACAATAAAGAAAAATGGTACAATTATATAGACGAAGAATTTAAACGGCGAGAGCAGGGGTTCTGGTTTATGAACAATGGTAAACCAACCTGGATAACTGGTACGCACTATATGTATTTACAATGGAGTAAAATTGATGTTGGAGCTCCAGACTTTAGAGAAGCAAATAGATTATTTTATATATTCTGGGAAGCTTGTAAGGCAGACAAAAGATGTTACGGAATATGCTACCTTAAGAACCGTAGATCTGGATTTTCTTTCATGTCATCAGCAGAAACAGTTAACTTAGCAACTATATCAAGTGATAGTAGATATGGTATACTATCAAAATCAGGTGGAGATGCAAAAAAAATGTTTACAGATAAAGTTGTTCCTATATCAATTAATTATCCTTTCTTTTTTAAACCTATTCAAGATGGTATGGATCGTCCAAAATCCGAGCTTGCTTATCGTGTACCCGCTAGTAAGTTTACGAGAAAAAAGATTACAGAAAACGAACAACTTGAAGAAATAAAAGGTCTAGACACAACTATAGATTGGAAGAACACAGGAGACAATAGTTATGATGGTGAAAAACTAAACTTACTGGTTCATGATGAAAGTGGTAAGTGGGAAAGGCCAGATAATATATTAAACAACTGGAGAGTTACAAAAACTTGTTTAAGACTAGGTAGTAGAATAGTAGGTAAGTGTATGATGGGATCAACTTCTAACTCGCTAGATAAGGGAGGGGATAACTTTAAAAAACTATACAATGACTCAGACGTCACAGAACGAAATCGTAATGGACAGACAAAATCTGGTTTATATTCTCTTTTTATCCCAATGGAATGGAACTATGAAGGATTTATTGATGAATACGGATATCCAGTCTTCGATAATCCAGATAATGATGTACTCGGACCGGACGGTGAATTAATAGACATAGGGATAATAGAGCATTGGACAAACGAAGCTGATGGTTTAAAATCTGATCAAGATGGTTTGAATGAGTTCTACAGGCAGTTCCCAAGAACAACAGAGCACGCTTTTAGAGATGAGACTAGAAACAGTATATTTAATTTAGTTAGAATATACGATCAAATAGACTACAATGACGGTAGGGGCGTTAGTATCAACACTGGAAACTTTCAATGGGTTAACGGAATTAAGGATACGCAAGTTATATTTTATCCAGATCCAAAAGGTAGGTTTAATATAAGTTGGGTTCCACCTCAACACATGCAGAATAAAATTATTGTTAAGAACGGTATTAAGTATCCTGCAAACGAACACATGGGGGCTTTTGGTTGTGATAGTTACGATATATCAGGAACGGTGGATAGAAGAGGTTCAAACGGAGCACTGCATGGTTTAACTAAGTTCAGCATGGAAGACGCTCCACCAAATCATTTCTTTTTAGAGTACGTAGCAAGGCCACAAACAGCAGAGATATTTTTTGAAGACGTATTAATGGCTTGTATATTTTATGGAATGCCACTTCTATGTGAGAATAACAAACCTAGATTATTGTATCATTTTAGAAGAAGAGGTTACAGGGGCTTCTCTATGAATAGACCAGATAAAACGTGGAACAAGCTATCTGTCACAGAAAAAGAAATAGGTGGAATACCTAATTCAAGTGAAGATATAAAACAAGCACACGCTGCGGCTATAGAGATGTATATTCAGCAGTATGTAGGTGATTTAGGAAACCAAGAAGTTGGTTCTATGTATTTTAACAGAACACTTAATGATTGGGCTAAATTTGATATAACAAAAAGAACAAAGTTTGATGCTTCTATTAGTTCTGGTTTAGCTATAATGGCATGTAACAGAAACTTATATGCGCCAAACGCAAAGATTGAAAAACAAGCTATAAGCTTAAACGTAGGACGTTACCAAAACAAAGGAAACACATCAAGATTAATTAAAGAATAATATGAGAAGAAACGCAAACTTCCCAAGTCAAGTAGTTAGTGATAAAGAAAAGCTTAGTCAAGAGTACGGTTTAAAAGTTGCTCAGGCTATAGAGAATGAGTGGTTTAATGATTCTGGATACAACAACAATAGATATCTAACAGACACAAATAACTTTCACAAACTTCGCTTATACGCTAGAGGAGAACAATCAATACAAAAATATAAAGATGAGCTTTCTATCAATGGTGATTTAAGTTATTTAAACTTAGATTGGAAACCAGTACCAATCATACCTAAGTTTGTTGATATAGTTGTTAATGGTATGACTGAAAGATTATTCAAGGTTAACGCTTATTCTCAAGATCCTTTTGGAGTTGAAAAACGTACGAAGTATATGGAGTCCATACAAAAAGACATGGATACAGCTGAGTTTAATGACATGGCTCAAAATGTTTTAAACGTGGATCTTTACGAGAATAAAAAAGAAGATCTACCTGAAAATGAAGATGAGTTAGCTTTACACATGCAATTAAACTACAAGCAAGCTGTTGAGATAGCAGAAGAACAAGCTATAGATGTTTTGCTTAGAGGTAATAGATATAATTTAACTAAGAAAAGACTGTATTATGATTTAACTGTTTTAGGTATAGCTGCTACAAAGACTTCTTTTAACAAATCTGAAGGCGTTACGATAGATTACGTTGACCCAGCTAATTTAATATATTCTTATACGGACTCACCTTATTTTGAAGATGTGTACTATGTAGGAGAGGTAAAGGAAATACCTATAAACGAATTAATAAAACAATTTCCAAACTTAACAGAAGAAGATCTAGAGGATATAGATAAAAACAATTATAAAGGAAGAACTAGAGCTGGTAGACAAAAACCTTACGATCAAGATAAAAACAAAGTAACAGTACTTTATTTTAACTATAAAACCTACATGAGTGAGGTTTATAAAATGAAAGAAACTGGAACAGGTGGAGACAAGGCAATAGAAAAAGACGACACGTTTAATCCACCTGAAAATAAAGAAGGGGATTTTGGAAAATTAGATAGAAAGATAGAGTGTTTATACGAAGGCGCTATGTTGTTAGGTACCGATAAGTTACTTAAGTGGGAAAGAGCTAAAAATATGATGCGTTCTAAAAGTGATTTTACAAAAGTTAAAATGAATTATTCTATAGTTGCGCCTAGAATGTATAACGGTAAAATAGAATCACTTGTAAGCAGAATAACTGGTTTTGCTGACATGATACAGCTTACTCATTTAAAACTACAACAGGTGATGTCTAGAATGGTTCCTGATGGAATATATTTAGACGCAGATGGATTAGCTGAAATAGATTTAGGTAACGGAACTAATTACAACGCTCAAGAAGCTTTAAATATGTTTTTTCAAACAGGTAGTATCATTGGTAGGAGCTTTACATCTGATGGAGATCAAAACCCTGGTAAGATACCAATACAAGAGATAACTAGTGGAGGAGGACAGAAAATGCAAAGTTTGATTGGAACTTACAACTACTACTTGCAGATGATTCGAGACACAACCGGATTAAACGAGGCTAGAGATGGTTCTACGCCAGACGAAAGATCTTTAGTAGGTGTTCAAAAAATGGCAGCTGCAAATTCAAACACAGCAACAAGACATATATTAAACGCTGGTTTGTTTTTATCAGCAGAGGTGTGTGAAGCTTTATCTTTAAGAATATCAGACATAATAGAGTACTCTCCAACTAAAAATGCTTTTATACAAGCTATTGGAGCTCACAATGTAGCAACATTAGAAGAGATGGCCGAGTTACACCTTTATGACTTTGGTATATTTTTAGAGTTAGAGCCAGATGAAGAGCAGAAAGGTTTATTAGAAAACAATATACAAGTTGCGTTGTCTCAACAAACAATAGACTTAGAAGACGCTATAGATTTAAGAGAAATTAAAAACGTTAAACTAGCTAATCAACTTTTAAAACTTAGAAGAAAAAAGAAACAACAAAAAGATCAGCAGATGGCTCAAGAAAACATGAAAGCGCAATCTGAAGCAAATGCAGCTCAACAACAAGCGGCAGCACAAGCTGAAATGCAAAAACAACAAGCTTTAGTTCAAAGTCAAATACAAATAGAGCAGGCTAAAGCAAAAATGAAACAACAGACTCTTCAAGTAGAAGCTGAGGTTAAAAGATCTTTAATGGATCACGAGTTTGAGATTAACATGAAGCTTAAAAACATGGACATTGAATCCAATAGAGAAAAAGATACCACTAAAGAAAATAGACAAGATCGTAGGCAACAAATGGGTGGTGAGCAACAAAAAGATTTAATGAAAGAAAGAGAGCAGGTAAAAGAAAAACCATTTGAATCCGCTGGAAATGATGTTGTAGGTGGAGGAATGAGATTGGGAGCGTTTGACCCTAAATAACAAACAATTATTAATTATTATTATATTATATTATGTCAGAAAAAGAAGTAGTCGAAAAGACACCAGAACAACCAATAGTAGATGAGACTGTTGAAAAGTTAAAGGTTAAAAAACCTAAAACAAAAAAGTTTGAAAAAACACCTGAGGTGGTAAAGGTAGATCTTAGTGAGTTAAAGCAAAAAGCTGAAGAGATAATCAAAGTTGATTTATCTAACCCAGCTCAAAAAACACAAGCTCCAGAAGAAATCAAGGCACCTGAAGAGACACCTGTAATTGAAGAAATTACTAGCGAGGCAGAAGAAGTAGCTGAAATAGTAGAAGAAAAAATTATTGAATCTATAGAAACTGGCGTTGAGTTACCTGAGAACGTTCAGAAGCTAATGAGTTTTATGGAGGAAACAGGTGGTGATCTAAACGATTACGTAAAGTTGAACAAAGACTATTCTCAAATGGATAATCAAACTTTATTAAAAGAATACTACAAAACAACTAAGCCTCATTTAGAATCCGACGAAGTAGACTTTATTATGGAAGATAAGTTTTCTTATGACGAAGAGTTAGACGAGGAAAAAGATATTAGAAGAAAAAAATTAGCGATGAAGGAGCAAGTTGCCGAAGCAAAGCTACACATGGAGAGTGCAAAATCCAAATATTACGAAGATATCAAGATGGGTTCAAAGCTTACGGGTGAGCAACAGAATGCGGTTGAGTTCTTCAACAGATACAACAAGGAATCAGAAGTAAATCAGAAAGTACAGAAACAAGCTAAATCATCATTTTTAAATAAAACTGAAAACGTGTTTAACGATAAATTCAAAGGTTTTGAAT